CCAATCTGATATATTTATCACGCGGCCCCGTTGCATCAATTTCCAGTGTGAAGTATGTGGACGAAATCGGTTCAGAAACGACGATTTCGACGGACGCGTATGTCACGGACTTGATTTCCGAACCGGGACGCATTCAATCCGTATCGGGTTGGTTTGCGGCGGCGGGTGTTGTCAACCAAGTGATTGTGCGCTATGTAGTGGGGACGGACGTGAGTGCGATTCCGAAACCATTGATTCAAGGAATGATGTTGGTGATTTCTGATTTGTACGATCAAAGAAACGATCGTGTGAAGCAGTTGCCAACGGCATCAGAATATTTGTGGAACCCGTATCGAATCTTCACATTCTAATGATTGACCAAGCGGGACAATTAGACCGACGGATCACGATTCAGTCATTCACGACAACGACCGACGCATTTGGACAAAAGACCAAATCATTCGGCACGTTGGCGACCGTGTGGGCGAAAGTGGTTGAAAAGGTCGGGAATGAAGCTGAAAACGGCGACATGATTTCCGCAACGAAACGTGTGGATTTCTTCATTCGTTACCGTTCGGACATCAATGAGCAAATGCGCATTGTGTACAACAACAATACATACAAGATTCACGCAATACAATCGGCGGATGCACGTGAGGCATTCCAAATGATTCGTTGCGAATACACCGACGCGGCATGAACAACATAAAAATCCAAATGATTGGCGACAAAAAATTGCAAAAGCAATTGAAGCGATTGGACGAACGTGTGCGCAAGCGTGTGTTGAAGAAAACTGCACGCAAGGCGTTGAAGCCAGTTGTTCGTGTTTACAAATCACAAATCACCGATTCTGACGAGGTGTTTGCCGTATACAAAAAGGGCAAGGTTTACGCCGAAATCATTCCGGGGCAGTTGAAACAATCCGTCGGTATTAAATTTCCAAAGCAAGAACCCGGCGTCGATTCAATCGTTGCATCGGTCGGCCCACGTAGAACGGGCGCATACCGACACCCGGAAAAAGGCGGTTGGTTCGCTGGTTTCCTTTCTTTTGGTATGTTGCAATTTCGCGACGGTTCAAAGTATAGAGGTCAAAACTTTGGTTGGGCAAAGAACGCAATTCGCATCGGTGAGCGTGTTGCCACGCCAAGGATTCGCCAAGCATTCACCCAATATTTAGGGGCTGAAATCAAGAAACTTGGATTCACTCAAAAAATGGGAATGCGATGATTGGGAAGGTAATCAAATACAAGTTTGACAACACATCGGCATTGAACGACGTGTTCGGTGGTCGTGTATACCCCGTCATTGGGGCGCAAGGTGGCGCAACGCCATTTGCGGTATACGACACGACATCGATAAGAACGGAAGGTTCAAAAGATGCCGATTCACACATTGACATCGTAAACGTTTCAATCACACTGGTTGGAACGAACTACGGCACATTACAAACGGCGGTGGACGATATTCGTTCAACGTTCGTGCGTATGGACGAAACAATTTCAAGCGTTGAGGTTCAATCGTGTTCGTTCGACACCCAATCCGAGGTGTTCAACGTAGATGAGGAAACCTACGGCGTTGAGGTTGATTTAACTTTCAGAATAATAAAAACTTAAAAAGAATAGAAAATGGCGGCAAGTACATCCGTAATGAATTCGACCGATGTGGTGATCCAAGTTTCGTCAGATGACGTGACGTACGAAATCATCGGTAAAATGACATCAGCGTCGTTGGCAGTATCAATGGCAACGCGCGACACATCCACCAAAGATTCAGCGGGCTGGATGGAAGTTTTAGAGGGACAAAAATCGTGGACGCTTTCGGGCGAAGGTTTGGTCGTGTATAGCAATAGTGGCAAAGCAACACCGGACGACATCTACACATTCGTTTCTAACCGTTCAAAGGTATACGTTAAATTCGGTTCAACATCAACCGATGAATACGCGTATAGCGGACAAGGGTATTTCACGGAATTCAGCAACGATGCTGGTTTCGAAGACAACGCAACGTTCTCGTTCTCGTTCCAAGGAACAAGCACATTGACACAAGCGGCGGTAGCATAACAATGACGGGGCGTCCATTGGGCGCCCCTTTTAACAAACAACAACAATGACAAAGCAAATAAAGGTTAACGACAAGCAATACCCGGTGAAATACGGATTCAATGCACTACGATTGTTTAGCAATCAAACGGGCATCGGGTTGGATGAACTGGCAAAACTGCAAGATTCAATGTCTATTGATTACGCCATCGCTTTGATATGGGCGGGATTGAAAGACGGCGCACGCGTTGAAAAGGTAGAATTCGAAATGACGATGGACGACGTTGCGGATCTACTGGACGAAGATGCAACAATCATCGAACAATGTGTGGCGTATTTTGTGGAATCGTTTGTCAAACCGCAAGGCGAAAACGAAAAAAAGTAAACGCCCAACACGAAACGGAATCATTCACTTGGGATGATTTAGAATCCATCGGGTTGGGCGAAATGGGATTGACGATTGGCGAATTGTACGACATGACGCCACGCCAGTTTCAAAACAAACGGCAAGGTTTCCAACGCATCATCGAACACGAGATGCAGACGAAATGGGAAACAACGCGATGGTTGGCGGCGGTAACGATTGCCCCGCACACCAAACGAAAATTGAAGCCGCGCGATCTGATTGCGTTCCCTTGGGAGAACAAAAAGCGCGTACACCGGGCGGCATCATTTGATGAGGTAAAAGAAGCGATTAAACAAGTGTTTGGCGATGGGTAGCGAACAAAAAATTGACTTAAAATTCGGCGCGGATCTCAAAGATTTCCGTAAGGGCATTTCCAACATTGACCGTTCGTTGAAGAACCTTTCCGGTGGATTCAACGCATTGGGTGGCGTCATTGGTGCATCTTTTGCCGTTGATGCCATCAAACAATTTGTTTCTGAATCGGTGCAGTTAGGCGCCACGATGCAAGGTGTTCGCCAAGCATTTGAACGATTTGCAGAACCCGGCACTTTGGACGAACTACGCAATGCGGTTGCGGGTACGGTCGACGATTTGAAGTTGATGCAGATGGCCGTTCGTGCGAAGAATTTCAAAATCCCGATGGACGTTTTGGCCAAGGGTTTACGATTCGCACAACAACGTGCCGTTGAAACGGGTGAATCGGTTGATTATTTGGTTGAATCGTTCGTTGTCGGTTTGGGTCGTGAATCGGTCAAGATTCTTGACAACCTTGGAATTTCTACTTTAGAGATTCAGAAAAAGACCAAAGAGGTCGGCGATATGACCAAGGCCGTCGGAATTATAATGGACGAGGAATTTTCCAAGGCTGGCGGTGCTATTGAAACGGCATCGATGAAGCTGGATCGTCAACGTTCGGAAATCACCAATTTGAAAATCGCCATTGGTGAGCAATTGCAACCCGTTTATTCCGCATTTTTAGATGAGGTGAAAGGCGGATTGGATTCCATCAACACATTGATTTCGGATCAAATCGGTGGGGTGGAACGCATGGCGTATATCGCATCTTTTTTCCAAGGAACACAAGGAAGGGTCTTGCGTGTGTATTTGGACGCGCAAGTTGCCGCACGTAAAGCCGCAGAACAAGCGGCGGCCGCACAAAATGATTTAGGAAACAAAACGGGTGGCACAACGGGCAAGGTCGTTGAATTGACCGACGCCGAAAAGAAAGCCGCATTGAATGCCGCAATGTTGGCGCACGACATCCATTTGGCAACCAAAGCGATGCAAGATTTCGTGTTATACGGCGAAGGTGTATCGGGTGCAGTCGAAAGCATCGAAGAAGAATTCGAAGACACCGAAGAAGTGTTCGAGGATTTCCAAGGCAATTTGGAAAAAATTATGGCGCGCCGGGAAGCTTTTCAACAAGGGTTTCAACAAATGGGTTTGATTCTGAAATCTACATTCCAAGATGCATTCCGACCATTAGAAGAAGGCGAAACACGCATGGAGGCGTTCACCGATGCGTTCAGTCGTATGCTGAAACAAATGATTGTTGACCTACTGGCAACGGCGGCCGCGGCGGCATTGGTTGCCATTGCGATGACCGTTGCATTTGGTGGTGCGAACAAAGCCGGAACACTCCTCTTTGGAGCTGGTTTTGAAGGCGGATTCGGCGCATTGTTTGGCCAGTCGTTCCAAGGAATGGGCGGCCTTGGATTCGGAGGCGGATTCGGTGGCGACAACGGCGGCGGAATGAACATTATGAGTATCATTCGCGGTCAAGACTTATTGTTAGTACAAGAACGCGCCGGCAGAAGCAGAACAAGACAACGCGGTTTTTAATATATGGCAAACGTTAGATATTACACGGAATTTCGTTCGCTACGCGGCGATTTCTATTTGTTGGAAATTTGGGATGCAGATCACACGGGCGATGCAACGCGCGTGTATTGCGACGGCAACGGATTCACCTTATCGCACGACGGCGAAGTGGACGCGTTGTACTCCCCAATCATTGGGTCGTCAGTTACGTTCAACCTATTCAATCAAGATGCAGCATTCGACACATTCTTGTCGGATATTTTAGACCAGCAAGAAAAACGATTCTACATAAAAATCTATCGTTCGAAATACGAAGCGGGCGACGATTTAGACGGTTGGTACAACACGACCAAAGTGGTGCAAGACGGGATGGTGATGTTTGCCACACCCTATGAAGAAAAAACGAAATACTACGACTTTTTTTGGGCGGGATTCATCGTTCAAGATTTGATTGAACAAGCGGATGAAAGCAAACCGCGATTGACGTCGTTCAAAGCGGCGGATGGTATTTCTTTGCTATCGACCATTGATTACGAATTTTCTTTGGTATCATCCAACAAATCGTTCAAAGACATCATCATCGACATTTTGCAAGATTCTGAAATCGATGATTTGTTCACGGGTGACGAACACATCTTGACAACGGTCGCCAATTGGTACGCCGACGAACACACATATTCAGCGACAAGCGATCCGACGGTCAACACACGCATCGATTTAAAGGCTTACACGCAATACACCCAACAAGAAGGGCGCACGTACACAAACGCGTTGCAAGTGA